CATATTAAACCATATTTTGAGAATGTAAAAATAACTGAATTAACCAAACAAAAATATATTCAATGGCAAAACGAAATGAATAAAAAAGGATTATCAACTGAATATAAAAACAAAATTGTTAAATTACTTCAAGAACTTTTAAATTATTCAGAAAATATGTATGGAATAACCTCAAATGTTCCTAAAGCAGTTGGCAAGTTTGTTAATCCTACTGAAAGAAAAAAAGAGATGGATTTTTATACTTATGAAGAATTTAATAAATTTATTAGTCAAGTCGATGATCTAACATATAAAACATTCTTCACTACCCTTTATTATTGTGGTCTTAGATTAGGTGAAGCACAATCTCTAAATTGGAACGATATCGACTTTAAAAAGAAAACCATATCTATAAGTAAGAGTCTAACTACTAAAATTAAAGGCGAAAAATTTGTTATTATGCCGCCAAAAACAAAAAGTAGTATAAGAACATTACCTATTCCAAAAGTTGCAGAAAAAGCACTATTAGAACTTTATAATTCATGTAAAAAAATTAAAGATTTTAATAATGATTGTTTTGTGTTTGGAGTTTTCTTTCCATTACCTGATACAACAATTAAAAAAAGATATCAGAAATATTGCGTAAAAGCGGATATTAGGAAAATAAGAATACATGACTTTAGACATTCATGTGCTAGTCTATTAATTAACAATGGTGCTAACATAACATTAGTTGCAAAATATTTAGGCCATTCTAATATTACAATGACATTAAATACATACTCACATATGTATAAATCAAAATTAGATGAGGTAATAGAAATAATTGACAATTTAAATTGATTTTTAGGTACACTTTAGGTACACTTTTTTCAAAAATACATAAAAATTGACAATTTTTTAATACAAATAAAAAGCATAAATCCTTGATTTTATTGGGTTTTACGAAATTGTCAAAAACTATATTTTGTTCCCCTCGACTCCACCATTAGAGAATTATTCCCTTATTTTATAAGGGTTTTATTATTGTAAAGATGCCTCTAGGTACATTTTAGGTACAAATAATTTTAACTTTATTTTTAAAAATGCACAGTAAAGTGGACTTTATTGTATTTTTTTCCATTTATAAGCGGACTTTTTCACAATCATTGTGCATTTATATTTCAGACACAAAAAAAAGAGCTATAAATTTATCACTCTTGATAAATCTATAGCCTTTCTTTTTATCATTGAATCTGTTTTAAACCACGCTCTTTTATTCTTAATATTATATTGAATTAGCATAGTATTATCATTTCTATTAACTAATTTTCTGATAATATCTTTATCAGTAATTCTCTTTTCAACCATAATATCCCCTTTTCTTGGCTATATATAATAGCATAAAAAGGATATTTTGTCAAAAAAAAGAAGTAAGCGAATGCCTACTTCTATTTAAATAATCTTTTTATTAAATCAATAATTGCTTTAATCAATGCAATTAAAAAATTATCCTCTTTTTCTTGACTATTTTCTTTGTTATCATCATTTATTGGCTCATCTGGTATAATTGGTCTATCTTGTTCTTTTGGCTCATTATTGCCATTATTTTGGCTTTCTTGTGATTCTTCAATTACTTGTGGTATTTCAATATTTAATTTTTTTACCCATTCACCATTGCTCGCTATCCAATAACCTTTTTCTATCTCATACCAAGTATATTTTCCATCTTCAAAATATTGTACAAAGTTGTATATGCCTGGTTTAATAAAACCAAGTGATACACTATCAGTACTATGTCCTAGTCTACAATGTAATTGACTTTCTACTACTTCAATTTGGATTTTGTCTTTATTTCTAGCAATTGGATTAGGCAAACTTGGTTTTGCTATTTTAAAATAACTATAGAAATCATTTACTCCAGCACATCCTTTAGACTCATCAAACCAACTTCTATTATCTCTTACATCAACATGTACCGCATTACCTATATAACCTATTCCATTGAATCCCACTGTTTGAGCTGCACAAGCAACTTGTGTGCCTGGTATTAGTTTATTTTTCTTGTCGTAACACATTATATCAGCTGCTTTGCCTTGATAATGATAACCAGTAAAACCTGCTAAATACATTTCAAAATCATAACTGCGATATCCACTTGTAATATATATATAACCTATTCCAAACTTATTATCTAAATAATTATATAACTTTTCTAACATAACAGGTAGATTATCATCTATTTTAATTGTATCAGTGGTTAGTTTATGCCAATCATCACAATATGATTTAAACTCACCTATTTGAAAGTGTGGACTAATAAATTTAGATCCATCTTTTGTATATGAATATGTTTTAACCATTATTATTCACCTCTTCTAATTTTATTTAGATTATGTACTATATCGTATGTTCCGCCAGCCATTATTCCAGATAATGCTATTGCAATTTTAAAATCTTTAGTAATTATCCATTCAATGACTGCCACAATAACACCAACTAATATGTTTTGAATCGGTATTAAATTATTATTTAAACTGGTATGTTTCTTTGCTACATATCCTAATATCCAAGTAACTACCATTGTTACTAAATAAATTATTGTATTTAATTCCATTATTTAACCTCTCTTTCTAATAATGTAGTGCAATACTTTTTTGTTTCTGAATTATATCCTAACGATAGATAACTATCACAACTTTCTAATCTATCGTGCATTGGAATATTTTCATTCCATATTGTGTTTCTCAATGTTGATTTTTGAATTATTTTGAGATTTTCATTTGTTTTATAATAAAAACCAAAGGCAGACCATAAAGCAACAATAATTGATACTATCCATCCACCCCACATTATAAATCTTTTAATGTTTTTTTCTATATTTTCCATTTCTACCCTCTTTTCTTTAATCATTTGTCTTTGTATAGTCTAATATCATTTTATAATTATGATTTGCATATGGTGTTGAAGCGAAAATAAGCATGTGTCCATCATTAAATCGTGTAGAAACATAATAACCCGATAAATAAAAATTTAATGGTCTTTGATTTCCACAAAAACCTTCTACTTTTATTATTTCATATATATTTAAACTTGTTAAATCTACATCCAAATCACCATCTACTAATGTTCCTGTAATTACTTTTCTATACAAAGTTTTTCCATCTATCCATTTTCCAATTATTCTCTCATCAGTTGAGTATAAATCATTCGCAATATAAGTATCATCTTGCATTTTCACAGTTCTTCCCATTCTCAATTTATATTTAAAACTTCTTAATTAATTATGTAAAATTTTTCAAGATACCGCAATCCAATTACTCCAACCATTTGGATTGTTATCAGTGTTTATATTTGTTCTAATTGCAATAATGGGAGAACCATAGTTCCCAATTGCAATTTGATAATACCAAGTCCCTGTTTTAATCACAATTAATAATCCCCAATCTGCAAAACCATTTATTTGTGTAGAAGGCCTATTATCTACATCAATATAATAGTTATATAATCCTGCTTCAAATGCATTATTTAAATTAGAATTATATTTGTAATCTCCAACAAGATTCCTTATAACATCTTGAAGATTAATTCTTCCAGCATATGGGGAATTACATTGAATCCCAGAAGAATCTATATAAACATTGTTTGATAATTTAACTGATTTACTCATTTTTCTTTTTATAGAGTATTGATATTAGATTGGATAAGCAATATTTATCATTATTTCAGCACTATTTCTATTGTCGGTAGATCCTATATATTCAAATGTTTTATTTTTTCTAACAAACATAGTAACTGTTTGACCACTATTATTAATACCCTGAGGTATCATAATATTTTGTCTAGGCTCATATGGTAAATTACATATTACAGGACTTGATAAACTATTTATATTGCTTAAAATACCAGCACCATGCAAATAACATACATCACCTATTCTTCTATATGCAAGCGGTTCCCAAGGAAAGTTTTCCCAATTTGAATTGGTTATATCAAGTGTTTTCCATCCACTATCTGCAAGTTTGCCATACAAATTTCCATTATGTTCAGTATATTGCACTTTCATCTAATATCATGGGAGTACTCTACATTGTACCCCCTTTCTCCATTGAAAGAAGAAGTTTTAAATAACTCCTCCTCTCTTGATAATATTCTCTCTCTCTCTCTCTCTCTCACCACATTTTTGCGGTTTTGTCAAGAAAAATCGTTCGTTTACACTATTTTTTTCTACCATGTATCAACTACCTCCCATCCTAAAACCAAATAGCCATTGTTTTCAAGTGATTCATTATTTTTAGGAAAACAATTTATTCCAACAGATAATTTATCTATATCAATAAACATAATAGGCATACCCTTAGCAATTGTGAAATTATAAGTAGTACTTCCAAACTTATCTGTAATTAATATTTGAAAATCCCAAGCATATAATTTATTAATTGATAATGTGCTTTGTACATTATTGCTTATAGGAACATATGAAGAATAATTTGATTCACTAGATTTTTTATATCTATATTGAATAGACTGAATAGCATTTTTACCATTAACACTCGAAATAGTAGCATTAGCTTTCAAATGTGTTTCATCTTCATAGTTATTAACCCTATTAGCAGTAATAGTTGCACTAGGTAACACCCAGTCTAATATTGTAATTGTTTTTGATATAGTGGTGCTATTTCCTCTACTATCAATAGCTTTAACATTGACTGTAGCATTGCTACTTAAATTAACTGTACCATAGTCAATAGTTGCAGCAGCAGTTTTTGTTTGTGTGCTGCCATTAAATGTTATTTCATATCTCGATATTGATGATCCTTTTTTAGCGGTTGCTCCAGTATATGTTACCTTCAAATTAGATTGATTTCTTACTATATGTTGATTATTTCCAGTTATTGCAACTATACTACTATTGCTATCTAAATAAGATAATTGCGAACTTGTAAATGTCGGATTGCCATTAATAATTGTCATAGTTTTATCTACTGTTGACCAAAATGTGTTTCCACCAATAACTGTCATTATTACGAATTTAACAGTTAAAGAATTACTATTTGAACAAGCTGAGCGAAGTGCATCTCTTTCGGCATTAGTTAAATTAAATGTATATGATGATCCTGTTTTACTTATATCTCTATAATGTACATAAGCAGCACTTCCATCACTATTTTCAATTCTTGCTTGTAATGACGAAACGGTATTACCAGCCTTATTATCATAATAAATAGTAGGGTTTTCCTCATCATTGAAGTTAGGAGCAGATGTTATTTCTGCTTTTCTTGGTATATCAGTTAAAGTTAAACTTCCGTTAGCATACTTAGTACTATAAACTTCTGAATAGCCTTCCAAAGCAAAAGATATACTCTTTTTTCCTAGGCTGTCATGTGGTATGCCTGTAATTGTTCCACTTACACTACCATCTTTTGCTGGGAATGAACCAGCAGACCAACTTTTAGTTTCATTATATACTACATTTCCATTTACTGTGGCTTTAGCATAAGAATCATACCATTGAGTTCCACCGCCACTGATAGTTAAAGTCCATTTAATATCTGATGTGTTATTAGCAACAGAATATCCTGTTTCTACTACTTCTAATTTAAATGTTCTACCTGTGCTCGTAAATGAACAACTTGCCATTTTTTACACCTCCTACACCATCGCTACAAAACCAATACCATTATTAATAACTGTTCCATTTTCTGTAATAGTTATTGGTATCATTCTCAATTTGCTAGCGATTGTTATTTCTTCTTCTACTACTGATTTTTTCATGTGAAATTCATCACCATCAGCCCAGTAGATTTTATTATTTTGTGCATCATATCCAGCAAATCCAACTTCTGGATTTAATTTAACATAAGTATTATTCTCACAATATATAGTTAATCCTGTTTTATCAGCAAGACAAATAAGTTTATTTGCCTCATCATACAATTCTAAAATACCCGCCTCATTCAAATTAGAGCCGAGTTTCAAAGTTCCCCCTTTAATCATATCTGCGACTAAATTAATAACATTAATATGTTGCATATCTAAAGTTCCATCAATAGTCCATGCTGAATTAAATGTTCCATTAATTCCATTTTGGCTAAATCCAATACCACCATTATTGATCATAATTACATTTGTAGCACTTTCTTTAGGTAATGAATCAACTACTAAAATTTTATCGCCATCATATATAACATAAGAACTACCCATAACATTCCATATTCTATCACTAACATTTCGTAATTCTGTGCTTAATGTTGCTTTTACTTCATCAGTTTTTTCTGTAATTGTATCATTAACAGAAGATGTTATATTGCTAACTAGATTTTCTAGTTTTTCTTTAAAATTTCCAAATTCTAATTGAACATATTCTTCTGATATACAATCATAATCATAAGAAATTAGATTTGTTAATATTGAAATATTTAATCTTTCATCTATTACTTCGATAGTATCCCCAACATCAGATATTTTCTCTATATTTGCTTTAAGTGTATAGTTTATTTTAGGTATTTTATTTGCATTCAAATATACCTGTCCTTGTTGCCTCAAGTCTGTTATTAATGCCTCGTTGTACTCTGTTTCATTCAAATTACCATTTGCATCCTTAAAATTATCTTCTTCTATGCTATCTTGATTAAATGAAATCGTTTTTGTATAAGGAATATCGTATTGAACATCACTATATAAATATACTTCAGGTAGTAATAATCCATCTTTTCCTACTGGCATTAATTTAGTTACAACATTATCCCAATTTTCGCTTGAAGTAATTTCTTGAAGATTTTTCTTATATCTTACAGTTACGCCATTATCTTGACCAATAATAGTTCTTATTCCAATTTGAAAATTATCTCTAGTTAAATGTCCTCCCCATCTTTCTAAAACTGTTTCTATTGCCTCAAGCAAACTTTTTCTAACACATCTAAAACTTGATATAGTAGCAACATCAGAAATAGTAGTAAATGGACTTGGATTATCAGTAGCTGTATTCAAATGATCTAATGCATCATTACAATTTTTATCAACTACATTACTATCTGCAATTAAATAATTCATACTATCATAATAGACATGATAACATTTTGTTTTTAATCTGCTTTTAGTTTTTTCAACATTACCTATTCTAAATGCTTGTTCTCCAGTTGGAGTATTTGCAACTATAATTCTATTTTGAGTTAAATCATTAACATAAGATAAATCAGTTTCTAAGTCTAAATAAAAAGAGCCATTATCTTCTTTATGAACTCTTGCTTTTAATGGAATAATAGTCTTATCTCCATTACTTGAAAAAGATGTATCATTTATATTAAATAACTTTAGCATTATAACCACCTACTATAATTTTCTATTTCTATTTTAGTAACAGTGCCGGTAAATTCAATTGTGTTTTCACCAGGTATTAAAACAAAATTGTCATAATTGCCAGTTATTAATCTATTTTTCAATATTCCGTTATTATATGCTTCCATTTTTTCAATATCAATAGTTACAAATTCCTCATCACCTAAATTGATAACAAATAATTGAACACCATTTAAACTTAAATTGATTGTTCCACTACCATAAATAGTCATTTTAGGCTTTGAATTACAATTACCATTGTTTGTTATTGTAATTTCTTCTTCATTTGTAATATTAAAAGTTTCTACTGTTTCAGTAGTAGAATACTTATATGGCTGTACCAAAAAAGTTATTTTATCTTTGTCATATAAAATAAATCTTGAATAATCAATGCTATCTATTACTTTAGCATTATAGTACTTATCAGATTCATTAGAAAGAATTAATTTTCCATCTCCATCTAACCAAGATTTTAAATCTTCTATATCAACATTTCCTATTTTTGCTATTTCAATAGTCTTTTTATAAGTTGAATACCCTAAATCTCTAAATGTACTACCATCTCTACCATCTATTTTGATTTCTTCTGTTCTCATAGATGGTTTAGTAATAGGTGGAAGAGAAGTTACACATAAACCCCCAAAACTTGTACTAGAAGTATTATTAAATATAAAACTATCCATTAAAATACCTCCTCCTCCACTTTCTTAACAATATATTTTCCAACTTTTTCATCATCTAATTGAATTATGCCACCAAATTCTTCGAATGCTCTAGAAAAAGCGTTATACATTTTATCTTCAATTTTATTGTAATCAATTTCTGTATTATATGTTCTCATTTGCTCTTCACGAAGTTCTCTATTTTCATCAGCAGTTAAAACTCTCTCACCCTTATGTAATATTGCTGGCATCTCATCATAAGGCACATATTCCATACCTACACGAAGTTTAGATATTAATGGTAAATTAATACCTTTACCGCCAAATCCAGGAACCCAATCTGGAATCTTTATCTTATTTAACATTTTAATAAATGTATTAATACCACCAATTAAAACATTAATAGGAGCCTTAACGATATTAGCTAAAGCACCAAATACATTTTGAAATATATTCTTAACACCATTTACAACTGGAGTTAATCCATTTAAAGCACCAACCAATGCCTTACTAATAACATTTGCTATTGAAGTAATTACAGTTATTATTGGTTGCAATATATTAGTAATACACCAATTAAGTAAATCAAAAATTGGTTTTAGCAACGGAAGTAATGCCTCTATAATTGGTAATAATACAGGTAATAATTGCTCTATGATTTGAATTAAAGGTGGCAATATTATCTGCAATATATCAGTAAATATCGGTAATATGCCCTCAATTATTCCACTTAAAGTAGGCATTAATTGTTGTAGCAAGTCAAATATGATTGGCAACAATGTTTCTGCAAATTGCATAAATATTGGCAAGATGTTTTCCAATAAACTTACCAATACTGGAGCCAATCTATCAATCATTGCTTGTATCTCTGGCATATGTTCTATAACTAAATCTAAGACAGTTTGAAGAACTGGTATCAATGAACCCATGACTCGATTACCAACCGCTCCTAATGATTGCTGCACATCTGATAAAGTATCGCCAAATACAACACCAGCCGAGACTGCATCTTCACTCATTATTAAGCCTAAATCATTGGCTCTTTGAATAAGTCCATCATAATCCTCAGTACTTTGTTCTATCAAAGGCGATAAAGTATAAGCAATATTATCGCCAAACAACTCACCAGCCTTTGCCGCTCGCTCTTCTGCTGTGCCTAATGACATGATTTGATTCATGGCATCTTCCATATTCAAGTCTGTGCCTTCCAGTTTCTTTGCTGCTTTTTCCATAGCAGTCATTTCAACACCGCATTGCCCTGCTGCATATGCTAATTCCTGATATGATTTAGTGCTAACACCCATACGAATACTAGCCTTATCAATAGTATCTGCTACATTAGCACTGTTGTTTGCAGCTGCAGTTAATCCACCAACTATTGCAGTTGTAGCACCAACAACCGCAGTTCCAATTTGAACTGCTTTTTTAGACACATCAGAAAAACTTTCACCAAAACTTTTACTACTATTTTTACCTTTTTTAGTAGTTTCATCTATCGCTTGATTTGCTTTTTCGTTATCTACAAATACTTGTCCAAAAATGCTAAATATATTAGCCATAGTACACCTCCTAATTTAATCCATAATCTTTCATAATTTCTTGTGCACTCCTCATATGTTTGTTAAAAGTGCCAAAATCACTAGATTTATTACTTAACATATTAAATACAGTATCAATTATCTTAGGAATCTCATTTTCTTTATAAACTGCATATTCTAAGCAATCAACCATTAATTCCCAATCTTCATCATAAAATCGTTCTATCCCTCCATAATATTTAAAAAAAAGGCGCAGAACCGCTGGAGTACCAAGCCCTACGCAAATTTTAAAAAACTTTTAAATTTCTCATTTTGCATTAGTTCCTGAATTATAAGAATAATGTCCTCATCTTCTGCTTCTTCCCTACTAATGCCTTTTAATTCAGCAATGAAATCAGTTATTTCATCCTCTACTTTATATAAATTATCAACTATCAATGCTAATAATTCTTTTACAACCTCTTGCTTATCAACCGAATCGTTTCCAGATTCTACATTAATTTTCATAATTAATGATGATATCCCCATTTTATTTATTAATTTTGATATTTTGCATAATAATTTTGTATTTAATTTAAAATTTTCCATAAATTTATCCTTTCTTTGCTCCCTTTTCTTATATCTACTCCAAAATAATTGCAGTAAACATAAGAAAAGAGAGCATATTATCTCTCAATATTTAACTAGCTAATGGATTAGTAGCAGATGTAGCAACTTCCCAACAACATTCTTCGTTAGCATCTGTAGGATCGTAATGTCCTAAGAACTCAAGACTATGTTCGTTCTCATTCTTTGATACACCTTTATAAGTAAATGCTCCTTCATGCATAGCATTTTTAACTTTTAGAATAGTATAAGTACCATCTAGCATTTTAGTTACAACAGCAACATTTTTAAGATAATTAGCAGCTGCAACTACACCAAAGTTACCAGGTGTAAGTGTATTTGTTTCTACAGTTGCTCCTGGTATAGCCAATTTCAAATATTCTAGACTGCAGCATAGTGTAGATATCTTTAAAGATACATCTTCACCATCTTTTACCTGTAGTCCTTTTGTTTTCCCTTTTCTTCCATCAAATTCAATATCTCTAATAGATGGTGTTGCTGTAAACTCTGCTCCACCTCTTGTAGGTCCTAAAACCATTTCATTAGATTCGCCATAATTAACAACAACTACACCTTCATCAATTTGAATTTTATTGATGTTTGCAGAAGATAAATTAACAAGAGCCATAGTTTCCCTCCTTTAAAATATTCTGGCAATAAAAGAAACCCTTCTCATTGAAGAGTCTTGTTCTGTCATCTTACCTAAATATTGATTCTCAAAATTAATATGAAAACCAACATTTTCATCTTTATAATTGTATCCATCAAGACCAACTCTTAATAGATCACATAATTCTTCTACATTTGAATCAGATAATTCATTTATATATAATTCAATATCAAATAAACACTGATATCCATAGTCTAAAGTAGAAATAGATAAATCTGGAACTACACCATAAGGATATGAAGTATCGCTCGGTGCTTTCTCATAATAAACAGTCATAATGGTATTTGCTCTTTCCATTAATTTCGTTAAAAAAGTATCAATCAATTTCTTCATCTCCTCCTAAGTCAATTTTCATTCCTTGAGTTAAGGTATATTCTTCCAATTTACCTAATCCCTCTTGTATTGCATTTTGAATCTTGTCGATATTCTCGTAAGCAGCATTTCTTAAAAAGTTTTTACTACTCATACCAGGATGTTGTACCACATAACCATAATTAATATGATTATCATGCAATTCATAGGTAAGTTTCCCACCTTTTTTGAATTGAACAGTTTGTATTTGATGCGGTTTAGTACCAAATTCAAACCAACTTGGATTAACGAAATATTTAAGTCCAAACTTTTTACGAGTTTGTGATCTACTTAAATATCCAACCTCTAAATATGGTTGTCCTGTCTTATAGTCTATTTTAGCCCAAGCCTTAACAGCTTTTTTAAAATATCCTCTTTTAACAGGCACTTTTTCTTTTAAAACATCTGTTACGATTTTACCACCTTGTTTTAAAGCATCTTTTGAGAGCTTCTTCATCATGGCAATACATTCTTTTGATGTGTCTATAAATTCAACCTTACATACATTAGTTCTTTCAACTAATTGAGTGGCCATTATTTATTCTCCACAACTGTTGAGGTTAATACTAACTCAACGATATCTTCCTTTTTATAAGTTCTTAATATCTTATAAATCGTATTGTTATATCTGATATGAGTTACATCAGTTAGATCAATTAATTTTGCCTCTAACTTTATCTCTGGCTTGAAGCCTACAGATGCAGATTGATAAAATTCACTTTGTCCTATGCTTTTTTCATTACAATAAAATAAACTTTCAGTATAAGAAACCTTAGGTCTATTTTTGCTATCTAATGTATTACTTTCTTTCATTAGATAACCAACATTTTTAAAATACATATTACTCGCCTTCTTCCAAAGGTTTATTGTAATTCAAGCATAAAAATGCTTTTAATGATTCATAGGATTTAATATATCTTTCAGCATCTGTATTATCAAAACCGAAATAAGCCTTACAATAATAAGTAATGGCTTGAATTATCATTTCATCTGTATCTTTAATATTAGAAGAGGCAATGCCTGCCAATTCTAATTCTTTTTTACAAGCATTAATTAAATCAGTAATTTCGCCATCGTAGGCATTATTATTAATTCTTAATGCGAGTTTAATTTTATTAAGCATTGCCTTTTACCTCCTTAATATAATTAAGCAGTAGCTTTTGTTAAAGTAACGAATGCATCTTTTAATGCAACTTTACCATCAAATACGCAACTTCCTAAATACTTATTAGAATTAGTATTAATGTCGAATTGAGATACTACATTAACTTCTTCGCTTAGGTTACCAACATATCTCTTGAAATCGCCAAGGATTGCAGTATCATTAGCAATTTTATCTGTAACTAATACTTCATAACCATAGATATAATATCTATTTCCTTCAACTCTTACTAAATCGTGTTTAGCATTGTCTTGAAGTGGCATAAATGCTGTAAATAAAGTCTTTTTATTCATAGCAAATTTTGCATTTCTATCATATCCAGCACCTAAATAACTAATCAATGTTCTTACATTGTCAGCAGTTAGACTAGCATTAGCAGCTACTTTAACATTATTTGTACCAGTAGTAAATGTTTCAGCTAAAATACCTTTTGCTTCACCTGAACCACTACCATTAAATACTAAATCTTCAAGTTTTTCAGCAATCATTTCAGCAATCATATTAATTAACCATTCTTCAAATGCAGCAACACTCATAGTAGATACTGTCTTTGAAACTTGGATTAATTTAGTAACTTCATAACCAGCTAATGTTACAGTTACTAATGTATCGCCATCAGCATTAATTGTGCCATTTTCTGTATGTTTAGCACCTGCAGTTTTAACACCTTCAACAGCAAATTTGATTCCACCTTTTGCATGAAGTAAAGTGATTTCACCTAAAACTGGAGCTAATTTAGTTACCTTTTTGATAACTTCATCTGCAGCTTCTTGAGGGATAACTGCATTTACCCCAGCAGCATCATATGCTCTTTGTTCTTCTTCAGTTAATTCCTTTCCTAATAATTTTTTAAAATAAGCAGTTCTGTATTCTTTTGAATCCATGTTTTTTACACTTTCCTTTCTTTCTTCTTCGTTGTAAGTTTCTACAACTTCCCCAACGACACCATTCTTTACATTTTCAAGGATGGCTTTTCTTTTTTCGGCTTTTTCTATCAAAGCTTTCTTTTCTTTTTCAAGTTCATTAACTCTAGCTTCCATCTGAGTTAATTCTTCGCCAGTTATTTCGGCATTACCTGATAACTTTTCTTGAATTGAACGAAGTTCTTCTTGAATTTCTTGATAAGTCATTTAGTTTTCCTCCTTTACTGAATTGACTTTTAATAATAAAGAGAGCTTTCTATTTAAAAGTTCTCTTTGGGCTCTCAAGTTATCCAACTTCTCTTTCTCACTCTCCAGTGTAGATAGAGCACGAGCATATATTGAAGTTGTATCATAGAATGGAGTATCCACTACACTCACATCATACAAACGATCAATCTTTAATATTGTTCTAGTATCAGTTGCTAAATCCCATTTTTCTTCTTCAACTGTAAATGCAAATGACATCTTATCTAATAATCCAGCCTGAATCATCTTGTAGATATCTCTATTTGAAGTAGTATCTATTAACTCAGCACGAATAAACAATCCTTTATCATCGATTGTTAATTGCAATGAGTTATTTCTAGTTCTGGCTAATATTAAATGAGTGTCATTATGATTGTATTTAAGACATACATCTTTCATATCGCAACCATTAAAAGCATTGCTATCTATAATTTCAGTGAATCCATGTGTTGCTGGTGAATTAAAAACAACTGCATATCCTTCGACAATCATTTTTTCTTCATTTTCTTCATCTTTTCTTACTTCAAGATTCTTAGCTAATAGTCTTATTTCTTTTTCGTTTTTCATCAATATTCCCTCCCACTAGGTAAAATAAAAACAACTTTCTCACCTTTATAAGTTGTTTCTTTTAAATTATCTATATATTTCTTACTATGTATCTCATTCATTTTTATTTTCTTCATTGTTGCTTGTTTCTTGTTCGTTTCCACCATTGCTGTTTCCATTATCTGGCTCTTGTTTGCCATCTTCTTCACTTCCTTCCTTATCTAAGTTATTAACCTCAGTATATTCCTTACGAATATATCTTTTATCGCCATCTTCAACATGAGGTAGATTCCAAATATCCATAACTTGATTAGTACTTAATATTCCTCTATCAAATAATTGCTGTGAAACATTTAATTTGGTAGTATTACTAATAAATTGAAGTTTAGTACTTTCTAACACAACATTTAGTCCTTTTTCAATATCTGCAAATTTAATTATCATATTTGTTAATACTTGACTTATTTGAATAGCAATTGGTTCAACTACATCCTCATAGAATAGATTCCATTGATCCTCAGAAGCGGTATTTTGAAGTATTGCTTCACTTATATGGAAGTAATCAAAAACATTATTCTTAATTAAATCCATTTGTTCTTTATCTACAATAAATGGCTTACTATCAACCTTTTGAATATCTGCGAACTTGCTATCAAAGATTAATATTCCGCCATTGTTATCCATAGATAATTGGTCCTCTTTTAATCTCTTTTGTTCATTCTTAATACTTTCGGCATTTTGAACTACACCTAATCTTGCTAAGAATCTAATCATAGCACCGCTCTTAATACCTTCTTTAATTCCTTGTTCTTGAGTATCAATTAAATCCATTGTTGAATGAATTGCTTCATTGCTTTCACCAACATATTCTTTTTTATAATAATGTCTTTTTAGCGAGCCAACATATTCGTATTCTATTACATACTCGTTATCTTGTATTTTATAAACTAAATAATCTACACCTTTATGAGTTACTATCTTTGAGCCTGCAGCTCTAACAGGATAGAAGCCTACAATATTGCGATTAATATCATTGTCAAATATAGGAACTATGTATGCATTGTTTTCTACTAATAAAATAGTTACCAATCTATATAAAAATTGCTGAGTAGTCATTATCTTATTTGGTTTTGTCTGCAAAAGAGTATTAAGCCTTTTATAATTCTTATTTCCATTTATTACAGGATTTAAT